TTAAAGGCCTGCTTATATTCGTCGAGTTCTTCTTTCATGGCAAGCCTTGCTTCCATGTTCATTCGACGTTGGTCTTGTAATCTTTCATCCATAAATTCTAGTTTGGATTGAAAGTTTTCCATAATCTGTGCCTGTACTGCCAAGGACTTAGCAATATCTTGCATTCCTTCAACGGCATCATCTACTTTATCAAAGAATTTTCCAATGGATTGAATGTCTTTTTTGATTAAAGCAATGTCGGTCTTGACGTGATTGAGGTCGTCAGACATATTTACTCCAGTTATATGGTTATTATATCACAGAATCCATTATATGTCAATGGATATTTATAATTAAGAAGGTACGAATTTAAGATTAAATCAATTATTATCTGATTTATTTTGAATCGCAATACCCGCCGCGGGTTCGTCGTCAATAGTTACATTTCGATAATATACAATTACTTCTCCAAGCTCTCGTATATATCTTCTAAGTTCTTGTGTATTCTTCGACATCAATTGATAGTCTCCAACAGTCATTGCTACAAACACCACATCACCGTTGTTCTTCTTTTTCATGTCGTCAAGGAATTTGTCAAGGTAAGTATAACCTACGGGCCAGTCAGGGTTATCGCGCCCTTCAAGAGGGCAGTCCTTTGGTCGTTTAAATTGCTCAACACCTTCGTCATTAAATTTTGGAGGGTCGTATTGAATTGTAGCTTTACACGGATTTGTAATAACCGCTTCAGATACAACATACCATTTAGGATCGTTTAATTGAATAGGACGTGGTAGTGTCGGTTGAATAATCTCAATCTTAATTGGTTTAGTGACAATCTCAACTTCTTTAGTACCAAATAGATTACCTAAGGTACTACAACCGCTAAGGAACGTCAGGAGCGTCAAGCTCGCTAATAGCTTTGCTGTCATTCTCTATGTCCTCAAATACTGCGGCAGTACCATTATTGAATCTTATTTCCATAAGACCAGGTTTGGCAACTGCAAGTTTGTCAAAATTGTGTCGAGCAAATATAGCAAGATACTCATCCTTCTCTTGCTCTATTTGATTATAATTACGTTGAAGGTTAGATAACGATTGACCTTGTTTTTCATAAGATTCTTGCATAGCAGCCAATGTTGCCTTCTGTTCTTCAACAGCGGCTTCAAGTTTTACTGCGTTCTCTTTAAGAGTTATGTTTTCGTTATATAACCAGTATGAACCTAAACCAAGAACCAATATAATTCCGATGAATAATTGGTTAAACATTTTTAGTCTTCTTCAGATTGTTCAGCTTCTGGTTCTGCAGCAAGGTCAGCTGCCATTTCAACTTCAGGATATTCCTGAGTCATGTCTTGATACTTTTGATTTAATGCAGCTCTTACTCGAGTTGTCATTTCAGAATCAAAAGCTTTCTTAAGGTTAAGTGGATTGTTATCCAACGCGTTAGCGATTATATCATTTACTGGCATTTTATGTTCTCCATACTATATTGTTAGTAAAATTATTTATACATTTTCTAAACGAACCATTAATCTTTCGGCTCGGTTAGTAACTTGTTTGTGCCATCGAGAATCTCTACCCTCAACAGCGGCTTCTTTCCAATCTCCTTTGAGAATGGCTTCATGCATTTTCTTAAATTTGCTTAGTCTTGTTCTTCCCATGTTGAACATCATATTAACTAAGATTTGTTGTACTTCATCAGGTAGGTCTCCGAAGACTCCTTCTTCATACAATTTTTCGCATTCACTGATTGCGATATCTAAATCCTTCTCGAAACATTCTTTTACTCTGTCTTCGTCAACAGGTGTACCAACTTCTGCTCCGTGTTCTGGATCTGATTCTAATACTAGGTGACCAACTCCAAAAGTAGGATAACCTAGATGGTCAAGATAAACTTCATTAACGACGCCTTCGTCAATTTTCAATTGTTCAAAGACAGCTTCTCTGTCTAATTTTGTATCTCTAAAAAACATTTTGTTCCTCTCTATGTTAACGTCGTTATATCAACAGCAGATGTACCTTGAAATTCTAAAAGGCTTGCTACTATACTTTCCGCGTTATCTTTAATAGTATTATCATAATATGTATCACCGCCTGCATACTCATATCCCCATAAAGCAATGTCAACTGCAGTATTTGCTGTAGATACTTTTTCTATTTCTGAGTTGGCAAGATCTTCAGCACTCAATACAGCAACCATAGGTTGTACTGCATATACTGAACTTCCGACTGCCACATCATAAGTTTTAACATTAAGTGTTACTTTCTTAATTGTGTTGTCTGAGTCAAATTTTAATACTTCAGCTAACTCAAGTACCTTATCATAACTAGGCATAATTATTACTTATAGTTATAGTTACCATCCCAATCAGTTCTTGGGAAATTAGCAAAAGATTTTAATTTACCTAACTCCGTTACCATATCGCTAAAATCTATATCATCTTCTGTTTTACCGCTTGGTAATTTTGGATTCTTACCTGGCATTCCTGGATATATATCTAATGCGAAATCTAAGTTACCATCACCAACTTTCAATCTGTTGTCTTTGGCATCACTCATAGGTCCAATTAAAACTTCTTGTTCATTATATCTAAGTCCTAGTTTTCTAAAATGCTTTTCTACAATTTTTAAAGCAGTTTTAATATCTTTAATAACAGGTGCTGATACATTATCATCATGCATAGCTTCCTGCTTCAATTTAAACTGAGCTCTAAATCCTGTAAGCTTAGCACCAGGAAATGGTGGCCTAGGTAATTTAAAAGTTTCAGCCAAATGGTTTTGTTCCCATTGTTTGAAAGATTTCATTTCTATCTTCTCCTTTTTTAAATTAGCCTGCAGCCGAACTCATTGCTTGCTTAGCTGCAGCACGCTCTTTATCGCGTTCTTGTTTACGTTTCTCACGCTCTTTTTCAACTTCATCTTGATTCTTTTGCCTTTCGGCTTCAGCGGCGTGCTTTAATTTAATTCTTTCTTTTTCCTTGTCTTGACGATCCTTCATCAATTCAAGTTCAGATGCTTGCCTTGCCTTTAATTGAGCTTGAGCAACTGCATCTTCTTTAACATTTACCGTACCCATAATATCTCGAATACGTTTCTTGTGTTTCTTTTGATTCTTTTTAGAAACTCCTGGTTCTCCGTCAGGACCTACTCCTAATCCGGCAATATTTCCACCGCCGACATTATTTACAGGTTCTTCTTCCATTTCGCGTTTTGCTGCTTCAGCAATAATCACGCCGTTCTCTTCCAAGAATCTTTCTAAAGCCAAATCTAAATCTTTTTCAATAGATGCTTCAGTTAAATAATTTGTAGCTTCAATTCTTTGCTCTTCTTTAATTAACCAAAGAGCTGCGGCATAACTTGCTAATTTTGTTTGACCGCCTGGTAATTTACTTAAAAGCTTTTTGATATTTAATATCATTTGGTCAAATACACCAAAAGCTTTCTTTTGCTCATTCTTACCAAAGTCCTTGCGTTTAATTAAGATATTACCTTTTTCGTCGATAATACCCAATTTATACGCAGGCCAAGTATTAAAAGGTTTTACTAACCTCTTAATAAAAGAATATGCTAAGAATAAATCTACCATTTATATTTCCTTTAACCTTAGTTCGATAAGTTCATCTCCTACAATAGAATTAGAATTTATCATCAATCCATCATATATTAATACCTCAGGCATATAGTTCAAATATTCCACGAACGGTTTTAAAAATTCGTGATATTCATGCAGCCGCATAAATAACATATTTGTTGCCGTAGGACCAAACACATTGAATATTACAATGAGATGGTTCAGAATTAACCTTTCCTTTAAATCGCCATCTTGACGATAACGACTAAAGAGCTTACGCAAATATTGAAAGCGTTTAATATCTTCTTCAAACTCTGACATCTCAGTACACTGAGGGTTGTCATAGTTCTTCATCGCGTATAGCAGAAAGGTTGATTCTGTCAAATTCATAACAATAAAAGGCTAACTATTTAGAATTAGCTGTCAGCTACAACTGTATCGTCACCTGTACCACTTACACCTAAGTCACCAGCATCTCCTGCAGATACCTTCATAGGTACCAAACACTCTGCATAATGACGACCGTTTGATGTGTGATACAACCACCAACCTGGACCTTTAAGTCCTTTAGCTCTGTTAGCAGCAACACCTGCCTCTGTCAAGTCAACGAATACTGCGTTGTCTTTATCATGAGACTTGTTAGTGTTATCTGAACTATCTTCGAGCCACTTAGGTACTGAAGCTACTGCGTCTGTTTTTCCCCATAGTGCCATTGTTATCTCCTTGTTTTTATTTTATTAACGTTAATAATAAATTTTTTATTTTAGAACTTTGTAAAGTTCATCAACTAAATCAGCTTTCTTTTTACGTTTGTCTAATTCAACGCCTGCTTTACGACCTTCTGCCTCAAGCCCAGCTTTTGTTAGTTTACCTAACGCAGCTTTAGTAACTTTAGGACCTTTAGCAACAGCAGCCTTCTTCGGCTCCTTTACTGGGTCTATTTTAGCAGGAGTTTCGTTTAGACCAAAAAGCTTTTTAATCCAATCAATCAAAAACATAATTTACTCCTATTATATAATAGAATTAACTGCCGCAGTTGCTAGCAGCTAATTTCTTTTTTGCTTTAGGCTCGAGAGTATCTGAAGCTTCAGTATCCTCGGCCTTTTCGTTATCTCCTTTCCAGTTTGCATCGATGTAATTAAAGAATTCTTTCTTCTTCTCATCATCAAGCTCTGCTGGAGATTCGACTCCAAATTTTTTCAAAGCAGATTGAAAGAACTTTTCGTATTCTTCCTTATCTCCAGATTCAGCCTCTAATCTAGCCATAATCTTTTGTTCAATCTTGCTTTCAATAATTTCTTTCCAACTCATTGTTGTCTCTTCCGCAATAGTACTAATTCCTTGTGGGAAAAACTTCTTGGCAGCTGATGCATTGTTAAGTAAGGTATATACATCAATAGCAAACTGTTTCATTTTGTCAGAAGCATTATTCCATACATCTTTATCTCCAGATAACTTATGTGCCACGATCTCCGCAACTCCATACGCATAATGAGCTGCACCACATAATTGAGCTAAAAGAAATAATTCTTTTGGATTTTTTGGTACTCCTCTAAGACCGTTAACTTTGTACTTGGCATTTAATTTTAGTACTGTTTTTATATCAAACATAAACGAAACAGAACCAAAGTTACTTCCGCCTCTATTAGACATATTGAAGTGATTAATATAGCCTCTTGGACTTACAATATAACCATCGGTTTCTGAGTCATCCATATCTTCTTCGTCAAGATAAAAACTAAAATCGTCAACATCCAAGACCTTCTTGGACATCCATGAAGGCCACCCTGATTTGCCGATTCCTGCTTCTTTTATTCCGTCGCCACTATCAAGTGGTCCTTTGACGGTCTTACCGTCGTAAATTCCTATTGCCATTTTTAATTTCCCTTCTTTATAAGTTGTTTAATATGTTTATTTATAACAATTTAGTAACTCTGATTTCCAAATTGTTTACACCTTTAATTAATCTATGATATTCGCCTTTTCTTATTGTAAAGCCAATACCGGGTTTTAATAATACAGGTAAAGATCCTTCAGGCTGAAATTGCCATCCATCTCCACTCAACACTTCAATAATTCTATCTTCATTGTCTCTATGCCAAACAAACTCTTCATCGGGTTGTTCAACATCAAAGATACGAATATCTTCTTTATCTATATATGGCTTACCAGAAATAATCTCCGCCACCCTTGAGTCCCAATTCGTTTGCGTACTTAGGTAATCGACAGGCCCAATACCCCGCAGACATTTTATCTGTTTTAGTATCGCAATTGTGTCTTGATGCAAAATTCTTTGCTGCCTCTCTATCATTAATTTTTGCTGTGAGGCCACCTTTTTCATCACCAAACTCAATCTTTTTGATATTACCTGTGTCAGGGTTTCTAACATAGACAACATATTTCTTATCTCCACTTGAACGTTTTGGTTTATTTAATTCAGGTTCTTCGTCAAGCTCAATCATTGGAGTTTCTAAAGGAACTGTAACTCCTTCGTATAGTCCGAAGTTTTCGTATTTCCAATCTGCTATCTTTTTCATTAGTGATCCGATGGGTCGTTTCTTGCTGTTTTGTTTGATAATATAAATCGTCTATTTGGATTAATAGCAACTTTAAACTTTGTCAATAACTTTCTATTTACCAACATCTCTGATGCTGTATCTTTTAATGATAATGCAATTTCAGCAATGTGCTTCTTATTATTAAAATATATCTCATGTTCAATAACAGGCCTTTCATCAAATGGTTTTTGACCTCTCATTGGTTTTGAGATGTATAATAATTTGTCTTCAAACTTATATCCGTTTTTAGTCCAAGTGACTTTATTGTTTTTCACTTCCATACTATCAACGTGTAGCATACTTGCCTTTGCACTATTTCCTGTATCAAACTTTGCACGGACAGGATTCTTTTCCATACCTTTGAATATAATCGTTTCTATATATCCTGCTTCTTGTCTAAATACAGGTCTTCTATTGACATCTTTGGAAAAGAATTGTATAATCTTTTCTAATACTTGCTTGTCGCTTATCTTACCTTGCCTTTCTTCGGTCCAAGGATCATATCCTTCAAAGTGAGAACGAATACCAGGTGAACCATTTACTTCCAAGATATAAGGTTTGCCGTCAACCATTGCATGGTCAACTCCACAATACATTGCACCACTTGCACGAGCAGCCGCCTTAATTACATTAATTTCATTCTTTGATAAATTATATGGTTCTGTTCTTGCACCTAAATGAACATTGTTTCTGAAGTCTTTGTTTTCTTTTTCTCGAATTCTTTCTGCTGATGCTAATATTTTACCACCAATAACAAGAGTACGAATATCAGAATTCATTTCTTTAAATTCTTGTAATAACAAATCAGCGTCGTATTTCCATAAAGCTTGACATACACCTTTGAGAGATGATTCACTATCAACCTTCATAACACCAACACCTTGTGTACCTTTTAGTGTCTTTACAATAACAGGGTACTTGCCGCCTATTCGTTTATGTGCATCTTCAATGGATTGCTCATTTGATATAATAGATGTTTTTGGAATTGGAATATTGTTTCTTTCCATCATTAACGCATTGGACATTTTGTTATCACAAACTAACATTGAATCCAAATCATTAACAACTAAGAAACCAATATCCTGTAAAGAAGAAACCATTGATTGGGAGGATAAAGTTTCAATGGCTCCTGCTCTAACAAAGATAATTGAGTTATGTGTTTCTATTTCGATGTCTGTATCTTTTCCGTCAATATTACGAATCTTTACTTTACCGATTTCAATATCAGCACCGGCAATCCAAGCTTTCTTAACATCAACGAAATCATATTTAATATTACGTTTAGTACATACCTCTTCCATTAGGCCTGCGAAAGTTTTTTCACCTTCACCTGAACCTAATACAACACAATGCAATTCCTCGTAAGAAAGAACGGAGGTTTCTTCCTCAAGGATAGAGCTTCTGTATTCAGATATGGACTTCATAATATTAATTTCAACGGGTTTTACTTCTTACGCTTATGCGCAGGAAGGCTTGCGTCTAAAGCAGCTTCAACTTCTTTATATTGTCTGATATATTGTAAGGATCCGTATTGTACCTTTTCTAATTTTTTGAATTCTCTTTTAACCTTTGGGTCTTTAGATGAACGCATATCAGACAAATCGTAT